GAGTGAATGCCAAAGAAATTCTTGATTCCATTCCAAAGATTAGAGGCCCAGTTAGAAACTTTGTCCCAAATCCATGAGGCAAGGCTCTGTATGCCTTCCCATAAGCCTTTTACTAAGTTTTTACCGACGTCTGCCATTTGACTAAAGCCTGAAGCAAATCCGTTAACGATGGAACTTAGAATCTGAGGTATTGCCTTCACTATCTCTTGAATAATTGTTGGAAGATTAGCGATTAAGGATGTAAACAATTGAATACCTGCTTGAATAATCTTATCGATATTGCCAATAAGAGCATTCACAATCGATGTAATTATTTGTGGAATCGCTGTCACTATGGTTTCAATAATCGTTGGCAGCTTCTGAACCAAAGATATGAGCAAATTGACACCCGCCTCAATCAACAACGGAATAGCGTTCAAGACGGCGTCTATGATCCCATTTATGATTTCAGGAATGGCTGCAACGATATGCTCCATAATCTCTGGAAGGGCCTCAACCAATGATTCAAGTAACCTAATACCAGTCTCGATGATCTGAGGTATCGCATTTAAGATAAATTCAATGATTGAGGTTATTACCTCAGGCAAAGCATCGATGATGATCGGTATTGCCTCTATTATTCCTTCTGCCAAACCCTCGATAAGTTCTAAGACTGCGTCTAAAAGCAATGGAAGATTATCAATTAAAGTTTTAACAACCTCAATAATTACCCCAACAACTGCAGTTAAAAGTTCTGGAAGCGCATCGGCTATTCCTTTGATTAGAGTCACGATTACTTGCACCGCTGCTTCTAAAATCATAGGAAGATTATCCACTATTCCCTTAAACAAAGTCTTAACCAAATCCAATGTGAATTTGGCTATTTGAGGCAATGCACCCATCAGACCTTTAAGCAATGTCATGATGATATCACTGGCAGCTTTTATAATTGTTCCTAGGTTCTTCATCACAGCTTTGCCGATTGCAGATATAACTTGACCGATAACTTTCATTATCTGAGGAACGTATCCTAAGATAACGTCTACTGCTTTTTCTAGAACATCTCCGAATACATCTGCGATTTTATCCATATCACCATTGGCATCTTGAATACCTTTTGTAAACTCGCCAAGAAGAGATGTCCCTTCACTTGCAAGTTCAGTTAAAAGAGGCAAAAGGACTGTTCCTAATGCATTCTTTAAGGCTTGAACGCCATTATTTAGATATTGAATCTGATCATCAAATGCACCATAAGCAGCAAGAAGCTCATCACTCATGACGTATCCTGCTTCATGTGCTTTTTTAGCAAGTTCCTCCATTGTATCGGCACCTGCCTGAATTAGAGGATTTAAGTCCTGTGCAGACGTTCCTAAGATGGTCATTGCAAGTGCGTCACGTTCTGTTTCGTTCTCGATTTGACCTAAGGCTTCGATGATTTCCCAGTAGACCTCATCTGAATCACGAAGAGTCCCATCGGCATTCATGATGGAAACGCCAAGCTTCTCATATGCTTCTTTTACGGTCTTTGAGCCATCTTGAGCAGATTTCATCGATTTGATGTTCTTAGCCATTGATCCAGTCAAAGTATCGACTGACACATCGACAAGTTCGGCAGCATACATGTATTCCTGAAGCTTATCTGTCGCAATTCCAGTAACTGTTGACTGAGTTAAGACGTTGTCTGCGTATTCCGCACCTTCCCTAGTCATTTCAATAAGTGCTTTGCCCATTGAAACGGCAGCAGCAGCCACTGCAGTGCATGCGGCAGCAAGAGTAACTCCCACCGCTTTTACGGTCTTCCCTAAGCCCTCAAACTTGCTACCTGCCTTATCAGACTTATCACCTGCATCTTTTACTTCATCACCAAATTTATCTGCATCTTTTGCAGAACCTTGAAATTCGTCGCCAGCAGTTTCTAACGCTTTGTTGTTATCTTGGAGTTCTCGCTCCATTTTATTCAGTTCTGCTTCTGCGTTATTTAATTGAATCTGCCAGTTTTGTGTTCTTTTATCCGTTTCCCCAAAGGAGTCGGATGCATTCTTCAAAGCAGCACGCAATGTTTCGATTTTCTGTTTCTGTGCTTCGATGGATTTATCCAGCACTTCGTTTCTAGCAGTCAACGCTTCAACCGAGTTATCATTCTTGTCAAATTGGCTCTCGACGAGTTTCATTTCAGAGCCCAAAACCTTAAATGACTGATTGATTTCACTTAAAGACTTTTTAAACTCTTTTTCACCTTCAAGACCGATCTTGAGTCCAAAAGTATCTGCCATGCATCCTCACCTCCTTTTTTAAATTCCTTCAGGAAAGATATCGTCTATAAATATCTCTACCTTTTTCTTTGAGATGCCATGATATTGCTTATGACATTCCCATAAATCCAAGAGCAAACCAAAAGGCATGAGCCACACCTCATCCTGCGATAGATTTAAGTGCGCTAAGCCATAATACAAAAGACGAGTAAACAACTCCTCATCGCTTACTCGCCCACTACGTTTTTTGATTCTTCACTCTCTATGTTTCTTTTTGTGCCTCGATATAAGGCTTCTGTGATCGCTTCTTTGTAATTCGCCAAATCTGTTGGTGTGGTTAAAAGTTCGATTTCATCTTCTGTGACAAGTGGCTTTTCTTTATCCTTATTTTTCAAATTATAAATAAGAATTGGTTGATTGATAAGCAATGCCAAAAGCCAAACAATCTCTCCAATTGAATCTTCAAAAGTTTTAGATTGTGTGAGCTTATCGCCAAGTTTCTCAAGACCACCATATCTTTTTGAAATTTCCCTTGTTGCCTTAGTGGTAAGCAAGAGTTCATACTCATTCCCACCAACATTGATTTTTACTTCTCTATCTTCGTATGCCATTAGTCATTACCTCCAGAATATGCAGGTTCATAAACAGCGTTGTACCAAGCGCTGATGATTGAAGAGTTAGTTCCATCTTCAGTCACTTCCGCTTTCCAAGGATGTTTATTGTTCCCATCAACCTTATTTCGTCTTGAGATAGTTCCTTCAATGGTAGGCGTTGAGAATGTAATAGAATCGCCTTTGGTTGCTAGGTTAGTTGCAGGAATGCCAAATAAGACTCTATAAAGCCAATAATACTTATATTTCCCATTCGCTTTTCTTGCCCTGAATCCAATAGCCACAGGCTTTGCAGAATCCTCTCCACCAGAAATTAAGACACCGTTTTGATCTACAGTCGCACCAATTAAAGCCGCTGCAGTATCATGTCCGATATCATCGATTCCTAAAGATAAAGTTCCGCTTTTAAATTCTTTTACAACCTCTGCCTCGCCATCGTCAGCATATAAAGTTGCTTCGTTAAGTTCTACAGATAAATCAGCCGATATTGCCTTTGCAAGTTGGACTGGAGTGCCGTAGGTTTCGTTGCCACTATTATCTTCAGTAATAGGTGCATAAAATAATTTATCTAATCCGATTGTTGCCATGATTTATATCCTCCTTAAAGTTCATAGTCTTTGGCCACATCTATTGTGTAATGATGGTAGCCAGTGTCGGTTTCATAACCGTTATATCGTCTTTCGGTTATGGTGAAATCCGATTCGATCAATTTGTTTGTTATCCTCTTTTTTAGGCTCAGATAATTGCCTTTCGTGAATAGAGAAATTCTCACCTCTTCTATCTCTCTTTCAGGTTTATTATCCGAATGAAGTGTAAGAACATCAGAAAGAGGCGTTAAGACTATGTATGTATCTGGTGCCTTTTCTTTGAACACAGAAGTTTCTGTTTCAATCTCTAATTCATTAAAAAGAGATGTTAAGTCTTCCAAAATACTCATAATTTCTTAATTTCCTCCTCTAAAGTCTCTATCATCGTTTCTTTGACTTGGTTCTTCGTCGCGGTTTTAGCAGGCTTCAAAAATGGTTTAGCGGGCTGACCTGACTTCCCGTATTCAAGGATGTTTGCAACCATCGCATTTGACTTACCATCTTTTCTTGGTTCGGCAAAACCCAACTTGATATTCGAATTACCGTTTCTATCCTGCTTAACGCTAGATAGACCTAAAGCACCGACAAGCTCGCCTGTTGAACGAGACTCTGTCTTGGTTCCTTTGCCTACCACCGCCTCAAGGTTAGATCTGGTTTTATCGAGCATCACCTTTCCACCAGCCTCTAGCACTTTCTCAGCTATCTCATCAGTTTTGCTTCCGAGTTTGGATAGTTTCAAAAGAAAATCATCTGGCATATTCACAGTGCATTTAGCCATTTGAGGTCACCACCTTTTTAGCCAAAACCTCTATATACATGCCTTTGCCTTTCACATCCTCTACGGAGATGATAGAAAATCTCTCCCCTTCACATACAAGAATGAGGTTTGTTTCCACATGTAGATTAGGTATACGCCTGAAACGAAACAAATCGGTCGCCTCCGAGAAATGCGAGAGGTTCGCCCACCTCAAGGAACCGTGTCTTCCTTCTCTATAACATCTAAAAGAGGCAACCACCTCATCAGACTTTGCAGAAAAACCCGCATTGTCCTTTGAGATGGTTGTCCTGATTAGAGTCGCCCTTTTATTCATAAGGCCATAACTCATACCTTCCACCTCCTATCCAAGCGAAGCAAAAGGTTAACCGTATGCCAAACCTGATCACTGGCATTAGGATTGTCGTTATAAAATCCTGCGGTTGAACCATCCCTACTTTCATAGAAATGTGAAGATAACATAATAACCGCCTGCTTCGTGGTCGCTGGCATATCATTAGATGAATAATAGCCCTCTTCAACATGCTGATAACTTTCCGCATAGGATACGGCAGCTGTGATGAAAGACTCGATGAGTGCGTCATCTTCGCTATGAG